AGACAAGTTCGTTTAGCAATGCTAACATTGTTCTATGACAGAAAAAAGAACTTGGAAAGAGGGAAGCGCTCTTGTCCGTAATGAAAAGCTTATAGATACATTATTAGATTCAATTGCGAGTGGAATGTATGTTAACCTTGCGTGTCAATCGGTTGGAATCGATACCTCAACCTTGCACCAATGGAAGAAAAAAGGTCAACAAGGAATCCACCCTTACGATAAGGTATGGAAAAGATTACAAGTAGCTGAAGCTAAGGCTATTGAAAGAAGATTGAATAGGATTGATGAAGCAGGTCAGAATGGTAATTGGCAAGCAGACGCTTGGTATCTTGAAAGAAGATATCCTCACTTGTTTGGTAAGAGAGATACAATTGCAATAGAATCCGAAGATAGACCTAAAGTTACGCTAAAGTGGGCAGACGGAAATGTATTGGAGTCAAATGAAGAAGAAATTATACAAATTGATGAGGTTAATAAACCCGAACTGGAAGAAAACAATGATTGAGGATTACAACCAAGAGTTTGAAAAGATAATAGATTTTAACGATTTAGAATACCTTGAAGAGTTCGATTCATTTAATCCTGAAGAGTTTGTTCTTCCTGCTGTTATATTCATTCCAAAAGTAATTGATAACAATGTTATGTATACATCAATCCCAGTAGATGTTAATTTAGTAGAATCATTTCTTATTTGGATTACAACTGAAGAATAATGCAATCTGCATTAGAACAGACGGCAGTTGGTGGTTATGAAATCACTTTACCCGCATTACACGAAGCACAAAAGGTCGTAGCAAGCTCCAACTCACGATTTATTGTTTTATCTGCTGGTCGCCGTTGGGGAAAGACTAAATTAGGCGTTTGGCTTTGTCTTAAATACGCTTGGCAAGGAAAAAGGGCTTGGTGGATTGCTCCGTCTTATTCAATGACTAATGAAGCTTGGGCAGATTTAAGAAGTATTGGAATTGAATATGGAGTTCAAGTAAAAGAAGCTGAAAGAACTATTATTACAGCAACAGGTGGTTCAGTTCAAGTTCGTTCTGCTGATGACCCAATGAAATTAAGAGGTGCAGGTTTAGACTTCGTTGTTTTAGATGAGTGCGCCTTTATGAAACCGCAAACTTGGTCTGAAGTAATAAGACCCGCTTTAACAGAAAAAAAAGGTTCAGCTTTATTCATTAGCACACCTAAAGGCTATAACTGGTTCGAGAAAATCTATTCTGAAGCAAATCAGTTAGAGAATTGGGAAAGATTTACTTATCCAACAATTTCAAATCCTATTATTGACCCTGAAGAGCTTGAACACGCTAAAAAAGAGATTGGTTCATTTCTTTATTCACAAGAATACGAAGCACAGTTCATTGAAGCTACTAGTGGGTTATTTAAAGCTGATTGGTTTAAGTTTTATTCGGTTGAACAATTCGGGAAGAAGATTAAATACAGATTAAGCAAAGATAGAACAGTTAAGTTAAAAGATTGCAGAAGAGTTGCGACTGTTGACCTTGCAACATCAACAAAACAAACTGCTGACTTTACAGTTGTTACTTCTGTTGCAATAACACCAAATAATGAAATGATTGTTTTAGATGTAGACCAACAAAGGCTTGAAGCACCCGATATTATTCCGCTATTAGAACGAAAAGTTGAACAATATGATTTACAATATATAGGAGTAGAAAAAGCAGGATATCAGTTAGCGTTTATTCAAATGGCTAAAAGGCAAGGTTTAAATATTCGAGAACTGAGAGCTGATAGAGATAAAGTCTCAAGAGCTTATCCTCTAGTTGCAAAAATGGAAAGTGGAGATATCTATTTTCCAAAAAATGCAATGTGGTTAGGTAATGTGCAAACAGAACTCTTAAGGTTTCCTGAAGCAGAACACGACGATATTGTTGACTCTTTAGCTTATGCAGTTTTAGAAATGAAGAGGCGAAAGACTTTAAAAGCGTGGTAATGTTGTATACAATGGAGACGCAAGGTCTCGGTTGTGCCTTTTAGGGTTGCGTCCACAACCTAACCTTGCATAAAAGATAGGTAGTAATGGCAGAAAGAAGAAGTTTTAGAGATATAATCTCTAACATTAGATTTACAGATAATAGAAGAGGCTATAAAAGAAGCACGGGTTATGATTTCCTTAGAGACGACCCTAACGATTCTACCTATGGAAGCAATCTTGCTTTTATTCAAGGATATAACACAACAGCAGGAAATTGGAATGTTGAGGGCTTAGGAAATGGACAATCTAACTCAGCAGTAGTTGCTTGCTTACAAGTCTTAGGAACATCATTTTCAGAAGCAGAATTAAAGGTGTATTTCGAAAATGAAGTTGGGGAACTAGAAGTATTTCCTAAACACCCGCTATCAAACCTATTTAAAAGACCAAATCCTTTTATGAGTGGAGATGTTGTTCAAAACTATCTTATTACAGCAATGCACATCTCAGGAGACGCTTATTTGTTAAAACAAAAGAACGACGCTGGAGAAGTTGTTGCTTTATATCCTCTTATGCCTGAGAATGTAACTCCTAAAGGCTCAGAAGAAACATTAATTGAATATTACTCTTATGAGACAAACAATAAAACAGTTCGGCTTGATAGAGACCTAATTGTTCATTTCAGATTAGGATTAGACCCAAGCAACCATAGAAAAGGTTTCTCGCCATTAAAAACCATACTTAGAGAGATATACGGAGATGAATCAGCAGGACAATTAGCTACTGCTCTTTTAGCGAATATGGGTGTTCCAAGTTTCTTAATTACTCCTAAAGATGAATACGGTTTCTCGGAAGAAGAGGGAGAAGCTATATCTAAGACATTCCAAAGGAAAGTAGCAGGAAAGAATAGAGGAAAGCCTTTAGTTCTTTCAGGTGGAGTTAATGTTGATAAGTTAGCTTTTAGTCCTAAAGACTTAGAGATAGGAGCTTTAAGAGAAGAGTTTGAGTCTAGGGCTTCTGCTGTTCTTGGTGTTCCAGCTATTCTTGCGGGATTACAAGTCGGATTAAAGAATGCTACCTATGCTAATGCTAAGACCTTAAGAGAGTTCTTTACAGAACAAAAGCTTATTCCTTTATGGAATTTAGTTGCGGGAGAGATATCTGCTCAATTACTACCTGATTACCTAGAAGCAGATAAGTTAATTACTAAGTATGACCTTACTGATGTTAGAGCCTTACAAACAGATACTAATGAGATATACGAAAGAATGAATGTAGCTGTTCAAGGTGGTTGGGCTACTGTTGCTGAAGCTAGGCAAGCTGTTGGTTTACCAATAGATACTGAACAAGATGTTTACTTATTATCTTCTGAAAAGGTTGTTGTGCCTGCTGATATGTTAAAAGAACAAAGGTTACAAGTAGAAACTCCGTTAGAACAACCAGTTCAAGACCCTTTAGCTTCGCAAGAAGAACCTGAATATTCCTCGCAAGAGAATGCTGAATACAAAGTAATAAAAGTAATAGAGGGAGAGTATTGTGTTATATCTGAAAGAACAGGTAGGAATATGGGTTGTTACCCTACTAGGAAGCTTGCTCAAAGAAGATTAGACCAAATACATAGGTATTCTAATGGGAAAGCTATCACAGAAGAGGAATAACTCTTTGGCTCGGGAAAAATCCCTCGCCAAAAAGAACCCCTCATATACATCTACATATAGAGGAGTAAACAATCAATCTTCTTCTCTTACTGTATCTTCTACTACACACTTAGTTGATTCTAATGATTTAGGTCTAGGGGTAGACCAAACAAAACATCAAAACCATAAAAAAGGAAACTATCAAATCTTAGATTTCTTAATTCCTACTGAGGTTAAAGAGGAAGCCTTGCTAGGTAGAGTAGAGCTAGAAGAGAGTAGGGGAGTAGTAAGTAAGGAAGCTGACAGTATGGCTAAGTATATTATGGATAATACAAAAGCTTCGCCTGAGAAGATTAGAGAAATGGTTAGATACTTCAACAGTCATAGTGGAGATATCCTTACTGATAAGATAACCAATGGAACTATTACTTGGAAGCTTTATGGCGGAACAGTAGGTAGAGTTTGGGCAGAGAAGCTACTAAGACAGATGTCTTGGGAAGATAGGAAAGCAGATACAGCAGATGACTTACTCTCTAGGTTTCACTTACTCAAACTACAAGACCAAGACTACATAGAGAACAGGTTCGAGAGTGTAGAAGTAAAGCAGTCTATCTATAAGAACTACGAAGCATTGATAAAGAACTGGAACGCTTGGCTTACGAACTACTATGTCAATCTCTTGCGTAATCAAAATAAAAAAATCGTGGAGATTCTGCGGAGAGCGAAAAATAGCAATGCGGACAAAAATTCGTTTTTGAACACAGGTTCTTTATATCAAATAGATAACTACATAGATGAAAGCACGAAAGATTGGGCTATTGATGTATATGATATTTATGTATCTGTAATAACAGACTTTACTTTGTTTCAACTAGGTTTACTTTTGCCTGAGTCTTTTAAGGGTGTTAGTGAGGTTCAGCAAGTAGAGGTATTTAAAGCGAGACGAAAAACAAAACGACAAGTTATTACTGAGGGGTTCTATCCCTTAAGACAAGGGGGACAAGTTGTTACTCCTTACACTCCAGTTACTAGAAATAGAGACGCTATCGCATATCTGAATAATAGATTTGATACTATCTTTCCTGATATGGCTAAAACGACTAAAGCTAATTTGAATAGAGCAATCAGAAGAGGATTAGATACAGGAAGAGACTTAGGACTTACTGGAGACGCACTCTTCGATTATGTAAATGCAGAAGTTACAGACACCTTACCGAAAAAACATCTTAAGAGAGCCTCGACTATTGCTAGAACCGAAGCTCAATCACTTGCTCAGTTTGGGCAATACAACCTTGTTAAAGAAACTGGCATACCAGTTGTTAAAGAATGGATATGTTCTTTTGTAAGGTCAAGAGATACTCACATTAGAGCTGACGGACAAGAAGTTGAAAGAGATGAAGATTTTAGAGTTGGTGGTTATCCAGCTAGTTATCCTGCTGACCCTAGACTTCCAGTAGCAGAAGTAGCTAACTGTAATTGTAATGTGATTTATAAAACCCGTAGGTTGTAAGTAACGACCCAAAAAATTTTTTTTTACTTCGTAAAATAATCTTTGATTTGCATAACTTCCTATATGTGATATAATATATGATTATGACAAAAGGAGAAATAATGGAGAGTAAAGAAGAAAAGTTTAAAAGGCTTGCAGTATCAAGAGTCAATAAAACTTTAAAGCAGATTCGTTTGCTTGGTAATCTATCAAACCAAAGTTTGTATGAATACCCTGATAAATATATTTTGCAAATAGAAGAAGCAATTTTAAAAGAATTGAAAGAAGCTATTTACAAACTAGAGAATAGAATCGGTCAGCAAAGCGATGAACCATTCGCTTGGGAGAATTATAATGAATAAAGACGAGATAGATAAATTAAATAAAGAAACAGAAATCTATGCTTGGCATACAACTGATAGAAAACAGGATAAACCTGATATGTCAGTTGACTTTATATTTCCACCATTTACTGATGTTGAGGAAGCTATAAAGCAAGTAAATCAAGCTTTAGAGGGTAGCGGATTAAGTTATCAAATGAGGACTTGGACAATGCCTCACGAAGATAATTATTTTGAGGAATAACTTGCATATAATTAAAGATTATGTAATAATTGATTATGGAAAAAACAAAGGAGAATAAAATGAAGATTGAAGAAATCAAAAAAATAAGCGACTCTATATCAAACGAAGATATAGAAACAAGATTAGAGGGACTAATCGCTGAATTAGCAGTTGTTACCAAAGAGTTTGATTCTTTATTTATATTAAGAACAAATGGTAAAGCAACAGCAGAAGAAAAAAAAGAACTAGGCAAATTAAAAAGAAAAAGTGCTGACCTACATTGGTCGATAAAAGTTTGCAAAGACATTTTAAAGGGAGAATAAAATGGATTCAAATGAGACTTGGGTAGAAATACCTTTAGCTAAAGTTAGTGATGAAATACTAGAGAGACATTTTGTTGATGATAGTTTAGTTACTGAATTATGTAGAAAGAGATTTTCATCTTTTATGACTGATTGGTTATACGATAAACACTTTTTTACTCGTAAAATTGATGATAAGAAAGTTGAATTTTATTATGACATTGAAATAACTATTGATGACATTAGAGAACATTATGAGGCTATGGAAATTAAATTTTATCACGATACAGAAATTGATGATTGGAAAATAGTATGTTAAAAGCAAAACCAATTAGATTCTACGAGGTAACTAATACACCAATCTTGTTTGCACCTAATGCAAGTATTGTAGTTCCAATCGCAGATGAAGATAATGAAATAAAAGCAAAGGCTATAAATCACTATCAAGAATTTAGTAAAGGTTTGCTTAAGACAGTAACTAAATGGGAATTTCCAACGCATTTTGATATTAGCGAATATTATCTTTCAAAATCATCAAAAGTTGATACAGATAAAATAATTCATAATCCAATTTCTATTAGGGCAAACAAAACTAAA